GGGGGGGGGGACTGTGATTAGAGTTATAACTAACCTCCCAAACTATAACATTGGCAAACCAATTTGAATAAAAGATCCTGACTCAGAAGAAATAATTATTGATCAGAACCGATATATTACATAGCCCAGGATGCGAAATTAAAATTACAGATACGGAATTGCCCCCATCGACAACTAGATTAAATATAATGTTTGGCTCTACTATTTAGGCACAATTATAGCTAGAAAAACATCAGGAGTATGACGATATTTTACATTTACTGTTAAGTCTTCAGATAATTATCCTATTGAGTAATGCAAGCAAATAAATACTTTCAAGTAAAAGAATTAGTATCATCTAAAATATATAATCAATATGGAGATGATGCTATAAAATTTCTAGATCCAAAAGCTCTTGAAGCATTGGAGAACGTTAGAGAAATTCTAAATGCCCCTCTTATATGTAACAATTGAGCTGCAGGAGGCTCTAGAAATTACAGTGGTTATAGAGAACCTGGATGTGGAGTAGGAACTCCTACAGGTTATCATTATAAAGGACAAGCTTTTGATTTAATATCAGCTAAATTAACCGCTAAAGAGATGCGAGAAATCCTCGAAAATAATCAAGATAAACTTAAGTATCCTATACGTGTAGAAAAATGAGATAATAATGGAGAAATTACATGATTACATATTGATATAGGAAATACTAAGGGAAATAAAATCTATTTTTTCAAAGCATAGCCTCTTAAAAGCAGTCTTCATAAAAGGCTGCTTTTATTTTGTTTTAAATAGAACTATAACTATATTTGTAGCGATCAAATAATGTAATTATGAAAACATGGTATAGGAAAATTTCAAGAGAGCCAGATGAGCTCCAAGGTTATTTACCCAGATTCAACACTGAAGAAAGGGAAGAACCAAGGCCTCAAACTGTTGCCTCCCCTATAATTGATAGTATTGAAACTTCAGAAGAAGAACCTAGAGCCGAGAAAGAATCAAAACCTACATATACAACTAGTACAAATACTACTTCATCTTCATTTAAAAGTAAGAATGAATTTAAGGCTACTATGTTACCTATTTATGAGAGAATCCTTTCTCAAATGGGTTTAAATACAGCCTATGCCAAAGCATTGGTTGCACAAGATGGACTTGAATCTGCCTGAGGAACTAAGCCTTCTGGTAAATTCAATTTTGGAGGTATTAAAGGAAAAGGCTCTGTAAAAAGAACAAGAGAAGTTATTAATGGGAAAGATGTTTATATTAATGATAGTTTTAGAGATTTTGATTCTTTAGAAGACTATGCAAAATATAAAATTTCCCTACTTAATAATAATAGATATAAAGCTTTTACTGGAGATATATCTGGATTTGCAGATAGGGTTTTTAGAGGAGGGTATGCAACAGATCCAAAATATGCAGATACTTTAAAAAGAGTAATAGCATCTGCTAAACATGGAGGTATACTTAAATTTCAAGCAGGAGGAACTGGAGAAATTAGGCCAGATAATAGATCTTGACTTAGAAGAAAGTGAGATAATATTATTACTGCATATAATTCAAGTAGTTGGGCAAATTCTGCTCCTGCTGATGTTATAGCAGGATTTACTCCCTATGGTTTATTCCATTACTCAGCAACAGGAGATAAAGATTCGGCCAGACTAGCTGTTCTACCTGGAGCAGTAGGTACATCTGAAGTTGCTAAAAATACAGTAAAAGCTGCAGAAGAAGGTGTTAACTTAATTTATAAACATTATGGAAATGATTTATCTAAATATTTTCATGGCGCTTTAAAATGGTTAAGAAATGCTCGTAAAGGAAGTATTCCCGCAGCTGAAAGATTAGAGGTTCCTAAACAAATTTCTAAAGTTAGATTAGGAAATCCAAAACATGACTATGCATTCTTTAAAGATGCAAAGACTGGAGAAACAATTTTAGAAATAAGTCAAACTGCACAAAATCCTTTACGTTCAGGAGAGAAGGCTGCATCAAAGCAGCTTCTTCAAGAATTAGTTGGAACTAAAGATGATTTTGGATTAAGAGGATTATCTTATACAGAGAAGGAATTGTTTCCAAAGAAATTCTTATCTGCAATGACTCAGGAAAATAGTGCTAAAGATATCTATTCCAAAATTATGAGTTACAAAGCAGAAGCTGGAATTAGATCCTCTTTTACAGAATTAACTGAAGCAGAAGCTAGAAAAATCTTTGATATAGGTTGAGATGCTAATATGTTTTATCCAACTACAAGCTCTAATACTTTACAAACTAAAGAAACCTTCTGGAAAGAGAATAAGGATATCATTTTGAAACTATTTAGAAGAGTCCCTACGATACTTGGAGCAGGTGTTCTTGGAAATGAGGTAGTATCAGAACGTAATGGAGGAATTATTAAAGCTCAAGATGGAGCAGATACTCGAAAATGAGTTGATAATTGGCTTTCACAGAGGAAGGATAAACTTAAAAATAATTCTATTTATTCAGGATGATTGGCAATACCTGGATTAATAGAAAATCCTTATTTTAGACAATCTGCATCTATGAGTAAATACTCTTTTAAAAGAGGAAAACTCCCAGGCAAAATTACAGGACTGACTAATCATAAAGAGAAAACTATAACCACTTCTGATGATAGTAAGAGTACAGAAGTTCATGAATGAACTCATGCATCTAGACCTTATGAACAGATTGCCAAAGTTAAAGAAATTATTGATAGATGAGGATTAAAACCAGGAATAATGTATGATGATTATTTGGATAAGCCTTCAGAAATTTATTCCAGATTAATGGAATTAAGATTTAATAATAACTTAGATCCAAATCATGAATATACCTTAGAAGAGGTACAAGAACTTAGAAATAAGAACCATACAGGTGATTATTTAATTAGAACAGAGAATCAGTTCTATAAAAGTAATATAAACAATCCAACTATTCCTAAGAAAATTGAACCCATAGAAAAAGCTATAGATATGAATCTTTACAAAGGGCCTGAAGAACTTTTCGAAAGGCTTGATGATTCTACTATACAGAGATTACTAAATGATGTAGCATGAGTTCCTAAAAAGAACTCTATGTTACATACCTAGTTTAAAATAATTTAGAATTATATACATTTATTAAAGGATCTGCAAGTTCACAAACAGTGCCAGGAAGTACAAAATATTTGACTATAAGAGAAATCCAGGATTCATATGGTTTGCACGGTCCTCAAGGGTGACTTCCACTTCCTCGTGTTACATTAACTAAATGATCATAAAAATATTTAAATTTATGAAATGATATATTAAACTGTTAAGATGGATCTGGGAGTTCCCTCAGTGTCTCCTAGGTCTCATCTTAACCAAACTTTATAATGTAGAGTATAAAGAAACATATAAAGAAATTCCAATTTATGCAGGAGACTTTCCTGGAGGTATTTCATTAGGATTATATATCTTAATGGGAGAATCAAGTTGGAAATACAATAGATCTTTTATTAAAGATCATGAATGAGGACATACAAGACAAAGTATTAGATGGGGATGGCTTTATCTGCCTGGCCTTGGTTTATGTAGTATTTGTTGAGTAGGTCTTAGAAGAATTAGTGAAAAATTAAGAAGAAAAAGTTATTATTCAGTTTGGCCAGAAAACCAGGCTGATAAATTCGGGGGAGTACCCAAAAGATAATGTCTTTTATTGTATATAAACACACTAGTCCATCTAATAAAGTTTATATTGGAATAACAAAACTCAATCTAATAAAGCGTTGGCAAGGTGGAAAAGGCTACATTAATAATACATATTTCTTTAGAGCAATTTTAAAATATGGATGAAATAATTTCCAACATGAAATTTTATATTCAGAACTATCAGAAAAAGAAGCAAAACAAATTGAGATATATTTAATTGCTTATTATAACAGTACTGATCATAATTATGGATATAATAAAACTAAAGGTGGAGATTAATTTCGAAGTATTTAGTGTAGAAATGAGAACTTAAAACAAAAGGAACCCAATTGGGTTCCTTTTTACTTTATACTATAACTTTATTATATCTTCTAAAATAATTTGACTATAAAATTGTGATGCAGAAGCTGTGCTAAGAAGTATATTTCATTTATTGTTATAATAATCTACACGTATTTGACACATTAATTTTCCACTACTACTTGATATTCTTACGAGTTCATTTTGATTATTACTTGCTGATAATAGTTTAACAATAGATGTAAGTCCTTCAGGATTACCACTTGGGATAGAAACTGTTCCAGAAGCAACAAATCTAAAATAAAATCTATAACGTTCTCCTTTAATTAAATCAACTCCAGTTAGTTCGTTGTATCCTGCAGTTGTAGTTGGTATATGTAGAGGGCCCTTAAAAATTAAGTTAGAAACATAATTAATTATTATTTGAATATTACTAACTGGCCCTGTATAAATACATTGAAATTGAACAACTCCTTCAGAAACTTTATCGCAAGGACTGTCTCCAACATTATTGCCATCTACATCCATTTTATATCTATAATTGTGGTCGTATAGCGTTTGGCTATTAATTGTAACTATAAAACCTCAAGCTTCCTCTGTAAGTATATCTTTAGAAACTTTTACATCAAATACTTCTAGAGTAGGTATATGTATACGTTTTTGACATATCAAAGTTATAAAACTGTATAGAAGCACTTTCAATTGTTTGTTGGTTTATAGCTCCAGATTGAAACTTACATTAACCCCAATAATATTTTGGCTTATAAATTGTTTAATTATTATTCTTTATAATATTTTGCACTAATTAAAAAACATATTAGGCTTATTAAGACATATAATGGAGTTCCTGTAGATAATGTGCTAAGGAAAAATAATCCCATAAATAACAAGCCTAATATGTATCATATCTTATATGTTTTCATTTATTTATTTATATTTTTATGTCAGATTCCTGTAATACTATCTATTCCTAATAAAGATGTGCTGCATATGAATAATAATTCTACAACTTCTGGAGCTGGAATTACCATGATGGTACAATAAACACATATAAATAGGCAAACTAGTCATCCAAAAAATCCACATACTCTTTTACTACTCAACCCTGAATGAGCAGTAAACATCTTTAGGAAGAACTCTTTCATTACTATTTGTTTTTATTTCTTATGCCATTTTTTGGCCTGTATAGCAAAATTAGCTCTTTTCTTTTGCAATGTTGTAGCGTTCGGATCATTCATTACTTTATGAGCATGCTCTTGAACACCTTCTCCTGCCCGTTTTGCACTAGCACTAAATTTTCCTCTATTTTCTTTTTTGATGTGGATCTTAGCTCCTTTCTTCATCATTAATACATACTCATCCTTACTTTCCTTAAGGCTTAGAGTATTTTCGTTATTGAATTTAGAGTATCTCTCGTAGATACTATCTAAAATCTCGTTGTTATACTTACTCATTTTATTCTAAATGTATTTATAGTTAAATAGATATCTTTGTTTTGCTTTTACAAAAATAATAATTATATTTGCAACGAACAAATAGTTTCACATAAAACATATTATTCAATAAATTATGGAAAATTTCCTTCAATGGATTGAGAAAATTCTGGAGTTTTTGAAGAACTATGGGTTTTTAAATATTGTTGAGTCATGTATTTTAATAATTTTATTTGCATTTACTGTGAACATTGCCTTTAATCCAAAAGAAACTATTAAAACCATTATTGAATGGATTCATGTAATTGAGAAGGAAAAGCATGCTACAAGCGAAGAAATTCGCAGGCATGTTAATCTTGTTATTAATGAATTATTAGATAATTCTATACGGGATATAGGATGTGATAGGGCTTTTATTATGGAAGGGCACAATGGAAAAGCAAATGGTAGCGGATTAGGTTTTTATTACGTAGATATGACTTATGAAAGATGTAGAAAAACCTCATTAGATCAAGCAGTATATTGGCAATACAAAGATATGCCAACCAGTATTTTCCCTTTCTTCGATTATTTGAACAAACGCAGATATTTTTATGGGGGTTCAGATGAATTATCTCAAATAGATTCTAAGTTAGCTCAAATGATTAATGTCAACGGCACACATTTCTTAGTAGCTGTTGAAATTCCAGGAAAAAATTCTGCTAATCAATTTATGGGAATACTTGGTTATTCTTTTGAAAATTCCCCCAAACTTACTCAAGAACAAATAAGAGATTATATGCTTGAGGTGAGAAGAAGGGTTCAAATACTATTATCGTTAACTTCTTTGAAAGAAGTTGACATCAATCAATTTCGAGAAGCAATATGCCTAAATTAAAAAATGTTAAGGAAAAATATGTAAATGGCCTTAAAGTAGACAAAGAGACAAAGGATGTAGTATACTCTGATGAAGCTCATGTATATATAGACAAAACAGATCAACAAAAATATGTTTCTGTTACTACTTTAATTGGCAAATATGAGAATCCTTTTGATGTATTTTTTTGGTCTTCCTATAAAACTTGCGAGAAGTTAATGTCGGAAGAAACTTTTCATGTACTTAAAGAAACTTTATTAGCTACAAAGAGGTGGACAGATGATATGATTGAAAAACTTCATCTTGATCCGATTATCTTTGATAAGACAAGAAAAGAAATACAAAAAGGATATGATGATGAGAGAAATAAATCTTGTGAAAGAGGTACAAAAATACACTCTAATTTTGAAGAGATGTATTATACTTCAGAGAAGCAAGATTTAAAAAAGTTTGGTTTAGGAGGAGTTTTTACTTGTAAAAAAGGATATTACGAACTTGATTTAGAAAAAGGAGTATACCCAGAATTTTTAGTTAGCTTAAAATCTTCCGATGGAATATTACGAGTTGCTGGACAAATAGATTTACTAATTAAAGATGGAAATGATATAATAATTGCAGACTATAAAACCAATAAGGAGATTAAGAAACATTCTTACTTTGATAAGAATAAGTTTAGTAGAATAATGATGAAGTACCCTTTAAATAATATAGAGGATTGTAATTTTTATCATTATTCGCTGCAATTATCAACATATGCATATTTACTTCAGCAAATTAATCCAGAATTAAATATTAAAAAATTAATGCTAATACACATTGATCACGATGATAAAATTACAGAATATACTGTAGATTATCTTAAAAATGATGTAGAGAGAATGTTAAAGCATTATAAAAAGCTTTTAAAACAGACGACTGTACTTGATAGAGATCGTCCTATTGTATTTTAAATATGGGAAGTATATTTGATATTATAGATGGACATGTAAATGAGATGTTTAATGCTAATGAGGGGTTATATGAGGAAAGAATGAAAATATGCAAAGAATGTCCATTATATAAAGAAACCCCTGTTGGCCCAATATGTAACCCTAAGCTTTATATAAATAAAGAAGGGAAAACATCAGCATATAAAAAAGATGGTTATGTCCGTGGCTGTTCCTGCAGATTATCTGCTAAGACTAGATTAATTCACGGTAAATGTATTATAGGAAAATGGTAAAAATTATGAGTAATTTAATTTTAAATGGAAATGATGCCACTGGTATGAGTGGTTATGGATCACAATTAAGTAAAAATCTTTCTGGAATTAGTTCTGCTGAACTAAAAGATCAAATTGAAATGGAGAAATTAGCTGCAGCTGCTGCAGTAATGGAAGCAAATAAAGGATTAAAATCTACAGAAAACAAGAAAGTTCAAGCAACAGGATTTACAGTTATTTTTACAAAGTATAATAAAAACCCTTATCGTAAATATAAGTCTGACGCTGGACTACTTTTAGATGTAGATTCTTTTCATATAAACGATGCTGGGGAAATGGAGCAAGATGAAATGGGAGTTATTTGCTGTCATGTTGTATCAGTTGGCCCAGAATGTAAATATGTCAAAGAAGGTGATGATATTTATATAAGGAATGTTGGTGCCGCTCCAGTTCCTTTTGATCGCAGAGGATATTGGGCAATTAGTGAACAAAATGTAATATGTAGAATTGTAGACAATGATTAGTGAAATTGAAAAAATATTTTACAATCCTGGAGACTTAGTTAGAGTTAGACATCGTAAACTAAGTAATATTCCAGTGATGTATGTTGTGGAAAAAGTGACAAGGTCATATAAACACAATGATGAAACAGTAAATTCTTTTAAAGGGATTAAATGTAGATGGTTTAATGTAAATGGTGATCTTTGTGAGGAAATTTTTTCTTCTAAAGATCTTGAAAGGGTAAAATAATGAAAGTATATTTTAATAGACTAGGAAATATAGACCATGTAGATTGCACCTCTGCTGAATTTATTGAACTGCAGGATGGAAATAATCTTTTGACATGGGTTGATTTAGCGGATATTCCTGAATGTTTAGGAGAAACTATAGAAGAACGTATTAAGCTATGGGTAGAACTAAAAAAGAAAGGAATTATTATAGAAAATACTAAGAAACATCATGGACGAAACTCAATTAATGGAATTCATAAAATGAATTCCAACACGTGTAAAGGAATTGCAAAATAAATCTCCAGAAGAGATAGCAATGACTTTAAATAAGCTTTCTAAAACTCCAGAAGGACAAAAGCAACTAGAAACACTTATTCAGGAATTTAAATCTGAAAATGCTGCAATTCAACCAGAGGAAACTGGAATGTTTAAGAAGGGAGGAAAGCTTAACTACTTAGTTACTAAGTTTAAAAATGGAGGAAAGAAAACTATAAATACCCCTAAAGGCCTAATTCATAGTGATGGAGAAGGAGGATACAAAGACATTGATGGACGGGATGCTGGATATAAAGAAGGTTATTTTAAAGAGAGAGCTGCTCAAAGAGCCTCTGATAGATTAGCTGAACAAGAATTCAGATCTGATTCAACATATCATGCTTTACCTGGAGGTCCTATCTATACAAGAAGTACATTTTATCCTTTCTCTACAGATACTTTAGTATCTAAAAATGGGAAATTTTACAGTAATTCTTTAGGAAGATCTATTAGAAAGTTTGTTACAGGAACTTCTCCATTCGATCAGATTAATAGAGCTATTGATAGTATAGCTGGATATAGTACCCCAAGATATAATAATAGCGGTGAGGTTCAAGAGAAAAAGCCTTTAAAATGAGAGGAACTAAGAAAAGCTACTATTATAGATAAATTCAAGAAAGTGAAATAATGGTTGATTTTTTCCTTTATGATAACTCTACAGGAGCAATTACTCTAAATGAGTATGAGATACTGTTAGTTAAGGAATTTGCAACACTCTATGATACCAGTAGGAATAAATGTAAAGAAGATCCTACTGGTATTAATAGATTGAGGGCATGGAGAGAATTTAAATATATATTCTTAATGTTGGATTTTAAATCCCCCTATTTAGAGTATATAGAACAAGAAAGACATGAGCAAGCTATGAAGGACAGTGAACTAACTGACAAAGAGTGGGAAGATCCTGATTTTAGAGCAGCATGTCGGAAATATATGGAGATTAAAGACTCATCCAGAATTCTTAGTTTGATTAAAACCGCATTTAGGACACTAGAAAAAATGCGAGTATTTTTAGACAATATTGAATTCACTGATATGGATGGCAATGGAAAATACTTAAATGATCCTAAAAAGGTTCTTGAAAGTATTGGACAGATTAAAAAGATGAATGATTACTTACGTGAATTGGAGAATGATTACAAGAAAGATCAGGAATCTACAAATACTCGTTATAGAGGAGATGTAGAGATCGGACTTGACGATTAAATCCTTAATAAATAAAGTATGGCTGAACTAAGATCAAAGAAAAATAAAGACGAATTACGTAAGAGAGTTGATAGACTTCCAACCTTCACAGAAAAAACTGAGGAAGAGTTAAGGAAGGAGTTGCTTGCTTCAACTATAGATGAAGAAACTGAAGAGTCCCCTTATTATGAAGATAAAGTAGAAGTACATAAGAAAAGGACTGAAGGGTTATGAGATGTAATATTAGAAGATGAGATTCATTATTTTGATCCAGAATTGTCTTATGAAATAACAGGGTATAGACCTATTAATGAGACTGAAGGATTAGATTTTGACCCCACTCCTTTTATAGAAGTTGGGCAAGTATATCAGAGAACTGGAAGATATACTGCACATAAAAAAGGAGGTAAGCCTTATGTGGACTTTTGAAGAGAACAGATAAGGCGTTGTGTTGAAGGTTATACAGTAGGGAAATATAGGGTTACAGGAGATCATTATTTTTTCTTAAACTTCTATAGAATGGGTATTATTAACGATAAAAAGAAAGCTGGAGCTGGTTCAGAAGAGTCTTTCCCCTTTTTTACATCTAAACAATACGAATTCTTTCATTATGTAGAACTTTGTGAGTATTTAAAAAAGGACGTAGTTGCACTAAAGGCACGAGCGGTAAATTAACCTGCCGCCTTATATAGTAATATATAAGTAAAAATTCCGTAAAATCGGTGAAGGCTACGATAACTAAATATGTGATTTTATTACGATGACAAAGCAAGAACAAATTAAATTTATAGAGGATACTTATCCCGAATATACAAATCATTTTAGCAAACGTGCTATTAGACATGATTTCTTTTCTGAAATTAAAACTGAATTGCAAGCTTATCTATTAGGATTTTATGCAGCAGATGGAAGTATAGATGAAAAACGAAAAACTTTGAGAATTCATTTATGTGCCATTGACTCTGACATAGTAGATATGTATAAAATGTATATTAGTAAAAGTGCAAGAACTTTTACACTACAAAAACATACTACAATTGGAAGAAATGGAATAAAAGTACAAGCTCATGAATCTTATGGTGTAGATATAACAAGTTCAAAATTATGTGAATCTTTAGTTAATCTAGGATTTGGATACAATAAAACTTATGCAGAGCATACATTACCAAGAATGGATTCTAAACTTTTTAGGCATTTTATTCGAGGGTATTTTGATGGTGATGGCAGTATTACTGGAAGTTATCGTAAACTTCAGGAAAACAGAAAAGAAAGAATGACTATGAATTTTACAATAGAGTTTAAAAAGGCACAATTAGCATTAGAATTTCAAAAAGAATTTGCAAAAAATGGAATAAAATCTAATGTAATCTATCTAAAAAGAGATGATATGTATAGATTAGCTACAGCATCTATTCCTAATATTAAGAACCTATTTCATTTTTTATATGATGATAGTAACTTTTATGGGAATAGAAAGTATAAAAAATTTAGTTATTATGTTAATACCGAGGTAAGTCAGTTGATTGCTGACCACTGTAACGCGTAGGAGATGATCGCTAGAAACAGAAATAATTCTCCCATGAGTATGGAACATCTATTGAATTTAGATGAAAATGTACGCTGAACTTATAGGAAACTATAAGAACTATAGGATAAAAAGCCTATAGGATAACAAAATTGGGGCTTTAGTGAGATAGGAGCATGTTTGGGAGTACGGCCCTTTATTACCACAAGAAACTTTAGAACAGTATATACAGCATCTTTAGAGAGTTATGTGGATGATGTACTTACTAAATGTTGGTATCAGTTAAACTGGTTAAGCAACAACACTGACGGAGGTATGAAGCGTGTACGTCAGAAAATTGATAATATTAAACAAAAGCGTGCATCAAAGCTTGATAAAGAGGGTGTTGAATCTGGTCGTATGGCTGAGATTGAGGGCATTCCTGCAGATAATCCTCGTAAGGTTCGTGGTGCTCGTTGTGATAGACTGATGTTTGAAGAGTTTGGTTCTAATCCAGTATCTAGAACATCTTGAACACAGGGAACTGCCCTTGTTGAAATTGGTGGTGTACGTAGAGGCATTAAGATTGGTTGGGGAACTGGTGGTGACCAAGGCCCTTCATTAACAGGATTATCTGAGATATTTAGTGATCCTAAAGCTAATAATGTCTTACCTTATAAGAACTTCTACTCCTCAGATGGAACTGTTCAATATACAGGATTTTTTATTCCTGCCTATACATTTATGTTGGGATCTGAGTATACAGATCATAGAGGAGTTACAAATATAGAAAAAGCAAAGAAATATTATGAAGAGCAAAGAGCTGCTAAAAGTGGAAAGAGCCTTCTTGAATATTGTTCAGAGTATTGTTTTACCCCAGCGGAAGCTTTATTAAGGCAGGGTGATAATATCTTTGATGCTATTGCTATTTCAGATAGAATTACTCAAATTAGAATACATAAAATGGGAGTTAAACCCAGACGTGTAGCACTTCTTTGGGATAAGAGTGAAGGGGATGAAACTTTAAATAAAGTAAAGGTCTATGATAAAGTGGATAGTAATATTCTTATTTATGAAGAACCAATGCTTGATGATAAAGATCCTTATAAAAATTTATATGTAGCTGGCATTGACTCTATTGACCAAGGTACAGAAGACTCTGCAACTCAAAAAGATGTATCAGACTTTTGTATTGTAATAAAACGTAGAGCTTATGGTTTAAAAGAACCGAAATATGTAGCTGTGTATAAAGAAAGGCCAAGAGATATTAGATTTGCGTATGATAATGCAATGAAGTTATTAGCTTGATATAATTGTAAAGCATTACTTGAGCACACTAAAATCAGTATATTGACCTATTTCAAAAGTAAGAAAAAAGATAATCTTTTTATGAAGCGTCCAAAATCTAGTCTAAGTGATATTAAGAGAGGTAATTCACAAATGATTGGAGTCCCTGCTACAGAAACTATTATCAAGCATGGATTGGAACTTATTAATACTTATGTAAACGATTATTGTTATACAATAGATTCTGATATGATTCTGGAACAACTATTAAACTATTCTTATGAAAATAAGAGAAAATATGATATTGTTGCAGCTATGGGTATGGCAGAAATTGCTGATGAGGAACTAATGGGCTTTAATCCAAAGCCTGCACATAGTGTAGAAAAAGAATGGAAAGATTTTGGATGATTTATTAACTCAAAAGGTTATAAACAATTTGGAGTTATTGGTGATGAATAATTTAGAAGATAAAATACGAAATGTGATAAGGGAAGCTTTATGCTCTGAATATATTGGTAATTTAGATATATTGCATGATGAGGATTCTTATACTTTAAAGCTGGATTTAAATCAACATGAAGCTCCAATGTATTTTTCTTATCAAGGAAGTGAAGATGGTTTTCTTGATTACTTACTAAGAGATTTAAGACAACGACAAATCGATCGTGCTAAGTATTACAAAGGAATGATGGTAGATACTGGTAACGATGATACTTATTATATTGTACTAGAATGAACAAGACAGAAATCCAATTAATAGATGATGCTATTAATGAATTAGTATATGAAAAAGTTAGGTTAAGAAAGGCCTATCAGTACTATCATTGTCATCGAGATGCTGATCAATTTAAAAGTCTTGAATTTAATTATGGAGTAGGTACTCCAACAGCAGTAAATTTCACTCCACTAATTAAAAAACATATTGATGTTTTAGTTGGAAAGTATCTTGAGTTAGAACCAGATTTAAAAATTTCCTGTAAGGACTCGTTAACAGTAACAAATATAATGCGAGAAAAACAATTAAAGATTGATCAAGCATTATATGAAAAGTTACATCAATATTTACAAAATAATATAATTTCTTTATTATTAGACAATAAGGAGGTTGTTAATGATCCTTTTATAGAAAAGGAACTAAAAACTATTCAGGATAATTTAGATAGAACATTTATTTCAGACTATGAAATAGCTGCTCAAAATATATTGCGCTATTTAAAGCAATCAAGGAATATTGATATGAAAAATAAGATGAGACTCTTATTTACAGATCTGCTTATTAGTGGAACTTGTTATTACAGAACAAGACCTACTGAAAGTGGAGAAAATATTAATTTTGAAGCTTTAAATACTTTAAATACATTTATAGAAAGAAATCCAAATTCTCCTTATCTTGCAGATTCTAGACGAGTAGTTATTCGTAAGATGATGACAAGAGAAATGATTTTGAATGAATATCGTAGTGAATTAACTACTGAGGCGGTTGCTAAACTAAAAGAGGCTCCAAAAATGGGGGATGTTAGAACTACAACCTATTTGGTAAGAACTTCTGCTATTCCTCCTGATGGATTACCTAGACCTGATTTAACTCCAGGTATTTTAGGAGGATTGGAAGCTTATCCTGCAATACCAGGTGATGAAGCTCTCTTATCAAATTATAATCCTCATTTAATTACTGTTTATGAAGTAGAATGGCTTGAGGTTGATGAAAAGACAGGATATTTAACAAGACATGAAGGAGTTAAAATTGGAAACGAAATCTATATTACTAGAGGAGAGGTAGAAAATGTAATAAGATCTACCGATTATCCAAGTAAATGTAGATTATCTGTAAATGGAATGTTTTTCTTAGATCATAATGGTGATCCTTTTAGTTTAGTACTAAACACCATGAATCTTCAAGATAAATATGACCTGTTACTTTTTTATAGAGATAACTTAATTGCATCTTCTGGTACAGTAGGAGACTGGTTAGATTTAGCTAATCTGCCAACTGTTCTTGGTGTAGATATGCCAGAGAGAGTTCAAAAATGGTTGGCCTATAAGAAAACTGGTGTTGGAATTCTTGATTCATCTCAAGAAGGACAACCATTAAATACAATATTCAATGGATTTGATGATACTGTCAAAGTACAAAGTATCCAAGCTATACAATTAGCTATTCAATCGATTGAGCAGCAAGCTTCCTCCATTACAGGAGTACTTCCAGAAATGCTTGCACAATATGAACAACGTGATGCTGTTAGTAATGTTAAGTTGGGAGTTACTACTTCAGGACTTCTTACTAAACAATATTTTGACTGCATGGATACAATTTATAAAGAGGTTAATTATGATTTACTTAATCTCACTAAATTAGTATATCCAGATGGTCTTCAAGGTGTTATTATTTTGGGAGATAGATATTCTCAAATATTTTCAGCACTTCCTGAGCATTATACAGTAACAGATTTTGATGTTCATATTGAGGATAGTACAGCAACATTTAAGGACAGAGAAACTATAAAAGCATTAAGTACAGAATTAGTTAAAGCTGGTTATTCTGACCCTGAAATGATTGTTAATATTGTAGCTGCCAAAAATATGACTGAACTTAAACGTTATGTTGAGCAGTCAATGAAGATGAAGAAAGAAGAAGAATCTATTGTTCAGCAACTTCAACAGCAGTTACAACAAACAGAACAACAAGCACAAGAGCTATTGAAACAAAATAAAGAACTGCAGTCTCAGTTATCTCAATTACAAAATCAAGCTAGTCAAATGGAACAAGCTAAGATTGAAATTGAACAACAGAGAGTTGCCCTTGACCATGAGAAGATTAAGAATGATAAAGATTTTCAGGATCAATCTATTGAGGTTAAAAAACAACAATTGCAAGCTCAAGTTGCACAAATGTTCGACAATAATCCTTATAATGATAAAATAAAACAAGTTGAATAATGGATAAACGCTTAATTATTCAGACGATTGTCAGACCTGATTGTAAGTTAATTGCAATTGATAACAGTGATTATTATAGCTTAGGAGATGACATGATAAACTTTATCATGTTAGACTTCCTAAGTTATAATGAAACTGGAGTTCCCATTGATAGGACAATCAGGGTGAGAAGAGAAGTAGTCAAGAGAGGTCAATTACTTTCAAGATTTTCTTCAGAATTTATTCTTGACAAAGATGGCACGTATTGTTATTATAAATTAGTCATTCCTATTTTAGAAAGGTTTAAAGTTGGAGATGATACTTATAATAATCTTAGCGATGAGTTATTTTTTGATGGAAAGACCTTGTATAAATGCAATCTCGAAGATGATGATGAGCATTCCTACGAGGAAGTGATAAAAAATAGTACTGTACTTGACAATTATATAGATGCGTATAAAATTGTCCAAAATAATAGCGCATCACAAACTTTTTATTGCCCTGTAAAAAAGGTATTCAGTGTTTGTAAATTGCAAAAATGTTTAGTATATTTACAGCGGCAATTATTACTTATTAACTGCAAACATTGCAGTTATGATAAATGCGACACAGACAATACTCTGAGAAATAGAAGGGACTTTCTTTTAAGTGCAATGTACGTTTTTGACTATTTAAAGGATATAGGAAACCTTACTGAAGCTCAGAGAGTGTTAGATAATATGTCTTCTTGCGACTCATTATGTGGAGATTTATTAAATAATTCTAATAACGATTGCGGCTGTGGAAATTCTATATAATACACTATATAGGTTATTCTCAAATGAATTATTAAATCTAAATATTGGCTATGAGTTTAATGCTAGAACATTATCAGCAATGAATGAATTAGTTAATGCTATTGACTATATTGAGAATGGGAACCCTTCTAGTGATGAAATAATTAAAATAATGCAATACTATGAAGAAGTATAACATAGATCCTTTTATGGAGAAAGTGCTTTCAGATGAATACTATAAATTAAGAAGCTCTCGTGATTTTTATACTGGAACATCTTTTAAGATGTCCACATGAGATCTTAATACACGATATTTCAATGATGAAAATATCATTGATTTTGTATCATATGAAGGGTGCTTATTGTATTCTTAATCCTAGCTTATACCAACTGAATGCTAATAAAGAAAGTACTTCCATAACTCAAAAAACTGCTACAGTATAATAAAATATGAAAAAAATTAATATACAACCAGATATTGACCTTCAGAATTCAAGAGAATACTATGGAGTATCTAATTCAAGGGACTTCTATAAAGGAAAATCTTTTAACTTTGCCCAAGGATGGGCACCAGGAATTAACTATTATAATGATGGTTATATTCAAGATTTTGTAGCTTATAGAGGAACTTTATTAGCTTGTCATAAAAGTCACTTATCAAGTAGTCTATCTGAGCCAAAATTACTTTATAACGATCCTAAGGATTCTACTAAGCCAACTGGTGTAGACTCACCCTTTTGGGAATTTGTATTTTCAGGTGCTACGGGTGCAACTGGTGAAAATGGCCAGGTGTACGTACCTGAGTACAATGAGTCTACTGGATTTATTACCTGGGTTTTAGAAGAAAACCCTTCTGAAATCATTCCTCCTATGTATGTAAAAGGCGAGAAGGGAGAAAAAGGTGATAAAGGCGATACAGGAAGTAAAGGCGACAAGGGCGACAAGGGTGACAAAGGAGACCAAGGTATCCGTGGACTTAAAGGAGATCAGGGAGAGAAAGGTGACAAGGGAGAAAAAGGTGATAGAGGAGTTCAGGGAATTCAAGGAGAAAAAGGAAATAAAGGTGATAAAGGTGATAAGGGAGATCGAGGTGATAGAGGTCCTGCTGGGACTGCAGCAACTATCAGAGTAGATTCTGTTATTACTGGAGATCCTGGTTCACAAGCTTCTATTGTAAATGTGGGCACTGCTTCTGAAGCTGCTTTCAGATTTACTATTCCAAGAGGTCAACAAGGAGTTCAGGGAATTCAAGGAGAAAAAGGAGACACTGGTGCTACTGGTGCTCAAGGCCCTGAAGGCAAACGATTAAAATTGTATCGTGATTTTACAGATGATACAATTAAATGAGGGTATGATGGAGAACTACCTAGTCAATGGACAGTTCTTTGTTATATGGACTATCTACGAGGAGTCAGTATTGATGATGTAGATATTACCGATGATGCTCATCTTAAGGTAACGTTTTCATCTGAGCATTATACATGAACACCAGATGAAAATGGAAATCCAATTAAAGATGAGAACGGAAATATCATATATAATCGCTGAATCCCATTAACTATAATTACTAAAGGCAAAGCAGCCGCTACTCTTACTGCTGGTAAGGTAGAAATGCTACAACCAGGGGAAGATCCTAAAATTGAAAATGTAGGTACAATTAAAGATCCTATTTGGGATTTTTATATACCTAGAGGATTTACTGGAGAACATGCTGTGCATGTTGGTCCAGAAGATCCTGTCACTTTTAGAAATTCTCATTCAGATGATGCAGACATTCAAGAAGCCTACAAGAATGCTGAACAAATGATTTGGGTTGATACCAAAAATAAAGCTGATTTCGACCATTTAAATGCTGTATATCATGCATATAAAGAAGCTGGAGGAACTGCTTTAGATCAATCTAAATTTGCCGAAGCTTTTGCTAATTTAACTAGATTCTCAATTGAAATTGTTGATAATCTTGAAGCTCTTGGGGAACCTACAAAAGAAAAGCAAAATATCATTTGGCTAGTACCTGCTTCTCAGACTGGAGTTAATGACTTGTATGAAGAGTATATAGTTGTTAAAAGAGAGGATACTATGTTCTGGGAAAAATGAGGAAGTGGAACTATAACTGTAAATTTATCTAATTATTATACAAAAGCTGAGGTAGATACTATAAAACAGGATTTAGAAGGGCTTATGGTGTGAAATGATGTTATTAATTAAATTTTAAGCAATGGCAAACAAGGTTGTAAAATTTTATAGAGGTCTTAGTGCCGCTTATAATCCGACAACACATACTGATGGAATTTTCTTTACAACAGATACGCATAAAATTATCATGAATAATATCACCTATGGCGGAGATTCTGATAAGAAAGTTTCTGACGTGCAGCTAAATTCGACTGCTAACGGAATTATAATTACATATACAGACGATACAACTGCAACATTAGATTTTGGGGATGCTATTTCAATTACTGAGAATACCATTGATGTAAAGATTGATCCAGCCTCGGATGCTGCTCTTTCTAAATCTGCAAACGGACTCAAGGTCGACTTGAGTGGAGTTAAAGGTACTACAGTAAAGGTTGGAACTGCAATTACAGGTGGTGTTGAAATTGGAGCAGATCAGACTATTGTTGCAGGTATGCAAGCGTTGAGCGACAGTATTCAAACTGCTGTAACTGGCGGTATTACTTCTTTAACTAGTCCAGACGAAACGATTACAATTACAGGAACTGGTACGTCACGTGGTTTAGTAGTTAATGTTGCAAGCTTAGTTTCTACTGGTTCTTCAATTCAAGTTGTAGATGGCAAACTTGATATGTGTTGGGTGGAAGCCGAGTAATTAATTTTCTTCCCTCATTGTAAGCTGGGGGGG